TGACAAAAGATTTAGTGTTCCCATCCTAGCATTTCTTTCGGCTTCATCAATAGCAATTCTATCATTACTATTTTGTTTTTTAGCTGCTGTTCTTTGCCTTTCATATTCTAGCTCTATAAAGACTCTGTCAGCAAGATTATCTATTTGCTTTTTCTTTTCCTCTTCTTCTTTATTTATTCTTTCTATGTCTTGTGCAAGTTTTTCATCTAATAGAGTTCTTTGTATGTCTAAACTTTGCATTATGTTATTAGCTCTAAGTATCTGTCCTTCCAACATAATATTTGTTACTTCATTCTCTGCTTCTCTTAGTCTTTGTTCGTAACCTCTATATCTTTCTTCATCTCGCATTTTAACATTAGCATTGTATTTATCTTCTAAAGCTAGTAATGCCTTGAAGTAATCCATTTTGGCTTTTAGAATAGATTCATTAGATTTTTGTTCTGCTAATAGTTTTTCTTCAGGGGAGGCATTTGACCTCATAAACTCTTCTAGTCTTAACTTCTCTCTCTTTTCAAAATTCTCTCTCTTTAATAATAAATCTTGTTCTTCATACTTTTTCTTTATTCTAAACTTTCTAACTTCGTTCTCCTCTAAAGACATTTCTTCCTCTTGCTGAAATCTTAATATTATCTTAGAGAAATCAAGATACTTTTGTTTAAATACTTTTTTGGAATCTTTACTTTCTTTTTCTTCATCACTTGTTTTTTCTAACAATAACAAATATTCTTTAGTCGTTTTATTATATTCTTTTGTTGTAGTATCTAAGTTGTCTATTTGAGTATCTAAATCATTTAAAATTTGCGCTCTATCCCCTGACCTTGTCACAAAATCATCATTTGACATTTTATCTATTTTTAATAGAGTCGCTTCTTTTTCTGTTCTTAATTTAAGTTTTTTATCAAACAAATCATCTAGCTGCTCTTTCTTCAATGCTATCTCCAATTCTCTTTCTTTCTCTTTAAGTAAATTTTGTGTTATTGCAGTTAGTTTTTGTGTATCTCCACCAGCTTCTTTTAATTGCTTTGCTAAATCTTTATCTACCCTAGAAAGTCCTCTTGCAATACCAACCCTTTCCTCTAAAGAGTTATTTACGTCTAACAAAGCATCTCTATAAATATATAAAGTTTTTATTTCATTTCTCATACTATCATCTAAAGACTTACTGGCTGATGCTGCCTTTTGTGAGTCTATACTAAATTTTTCCATCAAAGCAATAACTGCTTGAAAAGCAATCACAACTCCAATAGGACCTAACATAGCTGACCACATTGCTTTAAATCCAGCTACGACTCCACCTGCTGCTCTTTGAGTAAACGCAAAGTTTGACACTAATTGCGAAAGGTTGTTTGCCATACCTCTAATACCGTAATTCGAATCAGATATAGTACGACCAAGTTCTAGTACGGTAGCTGTTGCTCCACCAGAAGCCTTTGAAGCACCTTTTAAGTTATTCGTGAGGTTAGGCAGACCTTCTGTAGCAGCAGAATTTAATTTACCTAAAGCAATCGTAGCATCCTCAAATCCCTGCGTTAATTTATCTATTTGAATTTTCCCAGTCTTGGTGTTTACCTGTATGGTTATCTTCTTTACTACTTCCGAACTTGTTGCCATTATTTGTTTCGTTTTATTGCGTTTTTAAATTCTTTCCAATTAGTAGGAGCTAAATATTTACCTTTAGCTATATCTATATCTTCGTCTTTAACATTCCAATCAGATGTCCCTAATAAATCTATTATCTCTCTTATCATATTATACTTCGTTAATTAATTCTAATGTAGCTTTACCTGTATTTATATTCATCTGTATCTTGTTTATCTTATAACTTCTGCCTGACACGATTAACTTGTCGTTTAGCTGTAACTTAGTCACTATTCTTAAAGGTAATGTAGCTTCAAACCTAGATAATCTTGACTTTTCATCGTATATAGGAACTATATAGTTATAATAAAAATTAGCAAATAAACTCTCTTCATTTATATTTGCATAATATTCATCTACCTCTTCACCGAAATTAATTGTTTGCAGTCCATCTCCTAAAGTATTCGCTGGTTTTATATAATCAGTAACTGTAGTGTGAGAATTAGAAGATACTTCTATGTTTATAGGTTCTGCTGATGTATTTTGCTTATGGCAATAAAAAACTAAAGGCTTACCAAGTATTGTATTTTGGTCTTTACTTACCATCCATCCCCATTGTATATTTGTCAAATCAGAACTATCTGATTGGTCTCTCATTCTCTCATACATAACATGCTCAAAACCTAGTTTAACCGTATATGTTCCTCCATCAAATGCAAGAGGATTACTTATAGAGGGTGATGTATTATTTAGCCTTTCGTTTCCAAATTCATCATTAGTTATCTCATTACTATTAACTATAGCAAAAGTAGATGCGTTCTGATAGTCAAAATCTATTTTAGAATATATGTTTGCTTTATCAACATTATGTTTATCAGCGTGTATATATTTACTTATATCATAACTTGTACCTTCATAATAATAGTTGTCTAATGTTCTTACCTTGATTATTTCACCATCATAAAAAGCAGTTAGATTAAACATCTTAAATATAGAGGTTAAGAAATCTATCACTTTCATTTTAGGCATATTATTTACTACATCTAAGCCTGTAGATATAGTATTAGCAAGTCCATTATTAAAGGTGTAATTTGCATCATATCCAGAAGTTCCCCCTCCTTCTAATACATTTTTTACTATAGTAAAATCAGTTATTGTTATACTAGTTATACCACCTTGAGTTTTTACTCTAAATATAGGGGTAAATATTTGCGTTCCATATCCACTTCCAGAAGGTTTTCTTATAGTATAACTCCTAGATAAAGCTCCACCTCCAGAGTGTTCTGAAGTTCCTATAATTTCTCCTGATTCTGCATCAAACAACTCTAAAGTATATAAACCTGCTCCTACTGGTGTTACATCAATATTATACTCATAATAAGTTTCAATAGTATCTCCTGAATCAAGAATAATAGAAGCTATTAAATCTTTGTCAGAATTACTTCTTGGGTCTGCTTGTCCTGTGGGTGTCGTATCAACAAAAGCATATTCATCTAAATCAATAGAGAATATACTTTCAGCTATTTGTGAAGCTAAATCTCCTTTTTCTCTATGTAGCCATAAATATAATTGATAAAAAGAAGCGTTTGACGTGCTAAAAAAGTCATTTGTTCCATTCTTAGAGAATGTAATTCCATATTTCTGTTCTATACCTAAAATTATATGATAAAGCCTTATTGCAGGTTTTAAATCTATCATTTTAAGTCCTTTTTTATTGTGACTTGCGTTTACCTGTAAGTTTCTTGACTCTACATCACTAGTGGTAGGAACTTCTCCAGAGTTAGTAGTGTCCCAGAAGTAATAAGACGAGCCAGTCATAAAAGGATAGCATAAGTCTCCTGCTGTAGCTCCTGTGTTAGCAACTAATGCACCTCCAACTAAATTATATCCATTAGTAAATCCTGTCTGAGCTGATGCTTGACTATAGGCTTGGTTAAATTGAGCTAAATAAGAATCACTACTAACAGCTAAATTATCTAATTCATCATCTCCAAATAATCTATTTAAGTTTACTGTTTTACCATAAAATACAGCCTTATAAGCAAAAGCAACTCCATTTTTTAAGCTAACACTATTTAAAGAAAGGAATCCATTCCTATAGTCTTCTCCATTTATCTTTATTAAAGCTTCTCTCTTTACTCTAGCATCATATCCACCATCTATATCGAAATTATAGTAGTGTTTGAATATTTTATTATTAGGAGAACTAGCAGGAACACTAAATTGCTGTGTATAATCAGTAAATACCTTAGAAATATCTCTAATATCTTGTATTGAGTTGGTTATATTAATAGATTCCTCTGAAAAGATGTCTAATCGACTATAAGTTACAGTTTCTCCAAACCCTGCTGTATTTATATATATTTCTACTTCTCTGCGCATATTATCTTACGTTGTTTATCTTATCAAATGCAAATTCTAGTTCTATTGTGTAGTTTATTAGCTTATCATTTAATCTAGTCTTAAATGAAAGGTTAGATGAGGTTAATCTAACTGGTAAAGTCTTTTCGTTGTACTCTATCCATATTTTGTCGCTTAAAGACATCTGTCTAAATATTTCGTTATAACCCTCTGGGTAGAATCCAGTATTTAAGCTTAATTTTTCCTTAGCATTAACGTGAAAAGTCTCATATTGATGCTGATAAGTATTATAAGAGCCATTATTTATTATATTTGACTTAAACATCTCATCTTTCTTAGTCATACTAAGATTACTTCTCTTAAAAAACCATATATCTTGGTAAGCACCGAACTTATTGATAAACGTAACCTTGTAAGGAGTATATTTACATTCATCTATATTGTCAACTGTTATTACTTTTATGCCATCAACACCACTAACTAGAACTTTATCAACTGGGTATAATTCAAAATCATCTTCAAACTCTTCTATACAAACATTATCTTCAAATGTTCCACCATCATCTATTACTCTTTGCTTAAAGCTATCTGCACTATCTGTTCCGTTGGTTACATATTGTAGTTGGTCTTCTATATTTGCTCCAACTATAGGAAGCCAAGAATAAACTACTACATTATTGTAAAAGAAAACTACTGAATTTGTGTTTTCATTATCTACAGGTATTCTTATAGGCGCATCATTTAATTTAAGTATTGTTGTATTAGACTGCAATAAACCTTGTAATAGTTGAGGGTTTGCTCCATTTTCAAAATAACCATAACCATAAAAAGCTCTATTTCCTAATGAAAGAAGTTGCGTATTTCCAGTTGATATAAATGAAGTGATTTGATAATCCACATATATTGTAGTTGCTTCTTCTGCTGTGCCTGTTTTACCTTTTACATAACTTCCATTAAAACCAGCCTGTATATAGTCCTTAATTAATTCAGATATTTCAAAGTTTACTTTTTCATTTATTGCTGTAGATGTAAGTGTATATTGAGGATTGTTTTGCCAAGTAGAATTTACTCCTCCAGAATATATTTCTATTTCTATCTGCGCTCCTGTTAGGTTTGTTGTTGCTATGTTTACGAAGTATGGACTTCTTACATTTATTTTAGCCATTTGTTTTTATTTTATCAAATTCTTTAGTTAGTTCCTTGTCAAACGCTTCTAATAATGCATCATCAAACTCATCTAATGTGTTGTTTATTGCTCTATCTATAAAGTTACTTCCTTTATATCCGAATCTTTTTATTATACCCTCTCTACCTATGCTTCTACTAATAAGAAATGCAATTTTATTGTAATTAGATTCTGTACGTTCAATGTATTTATTAGTTTTATAGTCTTTTAAAGGTATTCCTTTAACTTTTAACCATTCCTTAATCCTATATCCATTAGCTGGTCTACCTCCTTTACGAATACCTTCGTCTATAGCTCCACCATACTTAAGCATATATATTTCTAAGCTACTCTTAACTACTTTAGAGCTAATACTACTTATTAATTCACTACTAGCTGTAGTTCCATCATTAACTAATTGTTGTTGAAGCCTAGAAACTGTTTCTACACCTAATCGTTTAAGAGCTATCGTTAAAAAACCTAAATCCATTAGCAGATGCTTATATCATTTTGCATGATTATATTTATTTCCGTTCCCCATCCTACTAATTCGTTCTCAAATCTGTCTTTAAATGGCTCTACAGAGATATCTTCGTCTACTTGTAGTAATTCTGTTCTTAAAGTACCTCTTTTTAGCTTAGAGTATATTAAATTCACTACTTGAAGTTGTGTATTCATTATATCCTGTAAATTATCGTTACCATAGAATAAATCAAAGCTATAATCTTGCTTATTATAGTCTAGTATGTCTGCACACAGTACTTGAAGCGTAAAAGTGATGGTATTTGAGCTTATTACAGCATTTGAGATGTTTAAGTGTGTTAAAGGGAATATATCTGTCTT